ACAGTTAAAGATTTGAAGCCGGACTTTATTTCTTGGCTCCAGGACCAAAAACATTTTATAGTTACCAAATCTGATCTCAGCAAAGTTATCAAGAGCCGTTGGGTTCCTATCACCGCATGTAGCATCATTGCCGCACATGGCAAGGGCATGCCACTCAAGCCTCGTGCATTGCAGTATCTTGAAACAGCCACTCGTGACGTGGTTGAAAAATATACTGAATACAACGAAGAAGATGATCAGCCTGTTGCGGCAGAAAACAAGCCTGTTGTTAGACAGCCAACTATCCAAGATCGTCTAAACGAAAAAACCAGCGCCACAATTGGCGAGCTCGAAGGCTACTTTGACGATGCAGTGACAAACGCTGGCACAAGCTTCAAACCCTACGACTTCTTGGTTGCACAAAATGTTCCACAAGGACAGCTAGGTAAAATTGAAACAGCATTTGTAAAGACTCGTGCAGAAATAGAATCTGCGCAAGCCAAAGAACACGAGCAGTTGGTTGAAGGGTACAAACACTTCAAAGCCGCAGACTACAAACGCATCTATGCCTGGTTTGATGAGTTGCAAAAAGCAGTGGATCAATACCGTGGCGTGAAGAAAGCCACTAAGAAAGCTCGTGTTAAAAAGAGTCCAACCAAAGAAAAATTAGTAGCCAAGCTCAAGTACTCTAAACAAGATGCAGTACTCAAATTGGTTAGTATCAACCCTGTGGACATTGTTGGCGCTCAAGAACTTTGGGTTTACAACACAAGGACTCGCAAGCTAGGACAGTACATTGCAAGCACAAGTGCAGGCCTTGCTATTAAAGGTACAAGCATTGAAAACTACACCGACAAGAGTGTGAGCAAGACTCTGCGCAAACCCGATGTACAACTTGCTGACTTTATGAAAGCGGGCAAGGTACAGTTGCGCAAGTACATGGACAGTATCAAAGCAACAGAGACACTGTTAAACGGACGCATCAACGTTGATGTACTGTTGTTAAAAGTACAGTGATCTAACTCAAGCCCAAATCCCTGTGCGCATAAATACTGCATACAGGGATTTTTTATGGCCACTCTCAAAACAGGTTTAACAGCAACCCAGGCAATCACTACTGAAAGTTTAGGTGGTCCTGGACCTATTGCCTACGACGAAAATCAGTACCCTGCTACGTCATTAAAGCGCAAAGAAATTGAAGACTATGTACGTTTCCGCCTTGGCGATGGCATGGTGGATGTTGAGCTAGATCCTGCACACTACAAGGTTGCAATTGATCGTGCGCTACTGCGCTATCGTCAACGTGCGCAGAATGCAGAAGAAGAAAGTTATGTATTCTTAGATCTTCTTCCTCAAACACAAGAATACATATTGCCAGTTGATATACAGACAGTGCGTCAAGTGTTCCGTAGAGGAATTGGCAGTGTTAGTGGCACAACAGCAAGCCAATTTGAACCTTTTGCATCAGGCTATTTGAATACCTATATGCTGGTAGCAGGCCGTGTTGGTGGATTAATAAACTATGAATTGTTTGCACAGTATCAAGAATTGGCCATGACAATGTTTGGTGGATACATGAACTATACNTGGAATCCAATGACCAAGAAGCTTACTATTGTGCGCAAGATTCCTGACACTGGACACACATATAAAAGACCAGTTTCAGTAACTGCTGATGGTACTGCGGCAGGTAGCACAATAACTGTGACCTTTAACGAGCCGTGGACACAGATAGTGGTTGGCGGAGTACTAACAATTTCTAACAGTCCAGTCACTGGATATAATAATGCATACACAGTATTAACTGTGGATGGAACTGGACAGGTGTTTACAGTCGACGCACTAAGTACCCTTGGATCAACTAACATCACAGGATCAGATCTGTACAGAACACAGGTGTATTCGCCAGCAACGGACGACCCAGCCGAAACAGTTTTGCTATGGGTTTACAATCGTAAACCAGACAGCATGTTACTCAATGATCATTTGACATTTCCATGGATACAAGACTATGCACTGGCAGTGGCCAAAGACATGCTAGGCCAAGCACGTGAAAAGTTTGCTACCATTGCAGGCCCGCAGGGTGGAACTACATTAAATGGCACAGCCCTTAAAGCAGAAGCCAAGGTTGAAATGGACGCTCTTGAAGAAGAACTCAAACGCTACTACGATGGTAGCCAACCACTAACATGGGTAATTGGGTAATATGAAAATTACTGANATAGTAACAGAAACCAAAGATGGTAAAATATCCAAGCGACAGCAAAATCCCACCGCAGGATTGAATGTCTATGGTGATGGTGAACATGTTAGCGGTGACTACACTTCCTATAGGCTAGGAATGGCTGTAGCAGGTGCCAATGGAAAAGATCCAATAGAACACATGGATGCAAAAAGTTGGATTGGTAAAAAGAAATCTACACATCCTTATACCCAACAAGAGCAAGACATGCTTAAACAAGCATACAAAGTGGTTGGAGCAGAATACACAGATCTAAATCACGGCGACCTCAAGAGTAAAGAACTTGATGACACTCATAAATCAAGTCCTGTNGCTAAACCTAAAAAAAANAAATACGGCGTATAACAATTTGACTTTGTTACACTAATATGTAAAAATAGCCTCTATACACTAGGGGCTTTTTTATGATCATAGGCATTTGCGGTTTAATCGGCAGCGGCAAAGACACAGCCGCAGATTACTTGGTTGGCTTTCATGGATTTAGACGTGACAGTTTTGCAGGCACTCTTAAAGATGCAGTGGCGGCAGTATTTGGGTGGGACCGAGAACTGATTGAAGGACGCACCCCCGAAGCACGTGCCTGGCGCGAGCAAGTAGATGAGTGGTGGGCCGAACGATTGCAAATGCCACACTTGACCCCACGTTGGATCCTACAGTACTGGGGTACAGAAGTTTGTCGCCAGCACTTCCATGATGACATTTGGATTGCGGCATTGCAGTCACGTCTGGCTAGACGTAGCGACCATACTGTTATCAGCGATGTGCGTTTTCCTAACGAAATCAAAGCAATCAAAGAACAAGGCGGGCGTATCATATGGATACAACGAGGAGTTATTCCTCATTGGTATGACATTGCTTGCATGGCCAACAAGGGTGATACAAAAGCACAACACTGGCTAACAGACAACGCTATCCATGCAAGTGAAACCAGCTGGGCAGGAGCTGAGTTTGATACCGTTATTAATAACAATGGGCGGATTGAAGAACTCTATTCTACTATTAGAACCCTGGTACAGGGTCCGACGATTTCCACGGCAAACGGGATTTATAAACCATTGGCTGACAGTTTAAGCATACTGTCTTGAGATTGACCCAATCAGTATTTTTTAAGTTACCGTCGACATGAAATACCAGTAACTGCTTGTCTGGTAACTCTGCTACAAAACCGCATTTTTCACAGTGCGGTTTTTTCTTGTAACCTTTCTTTGCCCACAACGGCGGCTGCGGTTTGATCTTTTTGCCCTTGCGCAAACACACATCGCACTGTTTGCGATAGTGTCGCACATCTTCTTTGATGTAGTTAACTGCTACAACACGATCATTACAGGTTTGGCACCAAGGTCTCATACTTCTATTTATGAGAAGACCTTTGCAAAGGGCACCATAACAGCCAAAAAAAACCATATCCGAATAAATATCATTAACAATGTATTTTGTCAAAGGAAAATAACATGGCAACTCTCGTATCCCCAGGTTTAAGCGTATCAGTAAGTGACGAAAGTCAATATGTACCAGCAGGCAATGGCACGGTGCCAATGGTGGTGTTGGCTACTGCGCAAGACAAAACTCCTCCTTCTGGATCTGGAACAGCAGCTGGAACTACCAAAGCTAATGCAAGCAAGCTACAAGCATATGGCAGTCAGCGTGAACTAATCACAGCATTTGGTTATCCAGTATTTAAGACATCCGCTGGATCCCCGATCCACGGACATGAGCAAAACGAATATGGTCTCCAGGCTGCGTATAGCGCCATGGGACTAGGCAATAGAATGTATGTGATCAGAGCCGACATTGACATGGACCAACTGACTGCAACCAGTGTTCGTCCTAAAGGCGATGTCGAGAATGCTTTTGCTTGGCTTGACCTAGCCAACACATCATATGGTATATTCCAGTGGAATTCTACCACGCAATTGTTTAGTAACCAGACAGTAACAGTATTAACCAGTGCCGACGATGTAAATCTACCATCCGGAGGAGTAACAATTTATACTCCTAAAGATTCTGTAGGAGAAATTGGTACATACGCTATCATTCCACAAGACGTTAATAATCCTCTATTCTACAAAGATAGTAGTAATGTTTGGACTGCTGTTGGCACCAAAGAATGGCAAAAAGCATGGCCTACTGTGCAAAGTGCATACGCTACCTATGTAGGTAACGAAGCGCCTGCTAATACACAAATCACAATCAACACAGTTACAGTGACTATCACCGCCGCTGGCGCTAATGCAACTGGTACTGAAGTTACTACTGCTATTAACGCCGCATTTGCAGCAAACTACGGTGATGGCGTTCGTGCATTTATTGACGCCAACGGACGTTTAGAAATCCGTGCAACCAGCGACGCAATGAGCGATGGTATCAATGCCGACGGTATTGTTGCAATCGTTGATGATGCAGGCGCTGCCGAACTGGGCCTAGATGACAAACTTGAGTCATATGCTCCATTGCTTGAGTTTGGAAAATATACAGAAGTTCCAACATTTGCCACAGGCGAAGACACTCCTGCTCCAACTGGTAGTTTGTGGATCAAGACATCTGCAACAGGTACTGGTGCAAACTGGGCTGTTAAGAAATTTAGCACAGTGACTGGTGAATTTGCATCTGTTGCGGCACCTGTATATGCTTCTCGTGCAGGTGCATTATATGGCCTAGACGTGCTAGGTGGAGGTTTTGGGTTAGCAGTTGGAGTTCTTGCTGTGGTGTATACTACACAAAGAGAGTCAACTTCTTTTGAAGAATATCCAGCAACTTTTAAGATTTTTAATCGTTACAAGAGTGGTGTAACAAAGGTAACAGGTGCTATTCCTGCAAGCACAACACCATTTACGATTGGTCATACTTTTACATTAGCGGTAACACAACCAGGAGAGAGTACCTTTGATGTATATACATTTACACTGTCTCAGAACAGTGTTGATGGTTTTGTTAGACTGATTCTTGCTGCTGCAATACCAAATGTATTTGCACAAAAAGAAAGCAGTGGTGCAATTAGCCTAACACACAAAGCTGGTGGTGATATCTATCTAATAGATACAACTGCTGGTACTGGTAACCCACTGACTAATGCTGGGTTTACCTCGACCACTACAGGCATTACAGTTGAGACAACTGGCACCTATGCTGGATCACTATTGGCCAGTAACTGGGCTCTATTAGATTACACAGAAAGTTCAGAAGAGCCATACATTGCACCAGATGATGGTACACTATGGTACTATGGTAGCGCAGTTGAAGCAGACGTACTGATCTGCGGCACAGATGGCTGGAAAGGCTATCGCACAGTTACCAGTGATGCTCGAGGATATAACCTAAGCCAAACTGACGATAATGGTCCAATTTTTTCTGCTTCCAAGCCTACACTACAAACCAGTGGTAGCGGTGTAGTTGCTGGCGATCTATGGGTTGACACCAGCGACCTAGAAAACTATCCAAGGATTTATCGCTATAATGGCAGCAAGTGGGTTGCAATCAACAATGTTGACCGTGTAACACAAAATGGTATTTTGTTTGCTGATGCACGTTGGGATGCCAGCTTAAATGGTGCCGGCGCAAGTGTTGGTGGTATTGTTGATCCAATCACTGGTGATATCCCAACAGTAGCAACAATGTTGTTGAGCAATTATACTGATCTTGACTGCCCAGATTTTCGTTTATACCCACGTGGCACCATCCTGTGGAACACTCGTCGTAACGGTTTCAACGTCAAGCAGTATGTGAGCGAAGCATTCACAACTGATACATACCCTGATGCAGATGACACAGGTACAAATCAGTTTGGTACAATTCCTGATTATGCAGCGACCTGGGTAACCGCAAGTGGAACACAAGAAGACGGAAGTCCATACATGGGACACAAGGCTCAGCGCCGCATGGTTGTTAAAGCACTACGTGCCGCAATTGACAGCAACACAGAAATCCGTGAAGAACAGTATGCATTTAACTTGATCGTTGCACCAGGTTACCCAGAACTGTTGGCTAACATGACTGCATTGAATAATGATCGTGCTAACACAGGCTTTATCATTGGTGATACACCATTTGATCTACAGCCTAATGCAATTGATCTAACTACCTGGAGTAACGAAGTTGCAACCACAGCAGATGTGTATGCAGCAATTTATTATCCATCGGGTCTAACCAATGATTTGAATGGCAACGAAGTTGTAGTGCCCGCAAGTCATATGGCATTGCGTGGATTTATCAAGAGCGATAACATTAGCTATCAGTGGTTTGCACCAGCAGGCGCACGTCGTGGCCTAGTTGACAACGCCACAGCAGTGGGTTATGTTGATTACACAACCGGCTTGTTTAATAGAATTGGTGTTCGCCAGAGCTTGCGTGATACACTGTACACCCTACGTATCAATCCGATTGCTAATTTGCCAGGTCTAGGTCTTGCAATTTTTGGACAGAAAACACGTAGTCCAATTCCACAGAGCATGGACCGAGTGAACGTGTCACGTTTGGTAAATTACATTCGTAGTATGTTAGCAGGCATCAGTAACAGTTATTTGTTTGAGCCCAATGACAAGATCACACGTGACCAAGTTAAACAAGCAATTGAGGGTGCAATGAATGACCTGGTTGCTAAACGCGGAATTTACGATTATCTTGTGGTGTGCGATTCATCTAATAATACATCAGACCGTATTGCTAGAAATGAACTATATGTAGACATCGCAATTGAGCCTGTCAAGGCCGTTGAATTTATCTACATTCCAATCAGATTGAAGAATCCAGGCACACTAGGTGGAGCTGGGAAGTAATAGACAGGATAGAGCAGTTAACGCTGCTCTATCACTGCCACAGTTAGGCTAAATAAAAGTATAGGAGACAAATAAAATGTCCGTAGGATCACTAACAAAATTCACAGTTCCACTGGCAACAGACCAGAGTTCATCAACTCAAGGTCTGTTGATGCCAAAGCTGGCATATCGCTTCAGAGTCAGCTTTGAGCAGTTTGGTACAAGCCAACCAGTATCAGAACTAACCAAGCAAGTAATGGATGTTACTCGCCCACAAGTACAGTTTGGCGATATCACTATCGATGCTTACAACAGCAAGATCAAAATGATTGGCAAACCAGAATGGCAAGACGTCACAGTTAATCTACGTGACGATGCAGCTGGTAATGTTACTCGTTTGATTGGCGAACAACTACAAAAGCAATTTGACTTCATGGAACAAGCTTCTGCTGTGTCCGGATTTGACTACAAGTTTATCATGCGAATCGAAATGCTCGATGGTGGTAATGGCGTAAATCAACCTAACGTACTTGAAACTTGGGAACTATATGGTTGCTTCTTGCAACAGGTACAGTATGGTGAGATGAACTACAGCACCAATGACCCAGTTAAGATCCAATTGACTATCAAATATGACAATGCCGTACAAACACCGATTGGATCTGGTGTGGGTTCAGACGTTGGACGTCTAGCAGGCGATACAGTAAACTAATCTGATTGAGTCAGATGACAACTTCAAACCCCGCAAATTGCGGGGTTTTTTTACGGCATAAATATTAGAAATAGGAATACAGTGCAATGAGCATGAATAGTTTTTTACAAGGGATATCAGTCGATTCGCAGATGAAAGACTATGCCCATGCGCATTATATATTTAGAACCGGTAACTATCGCCTGGCTCCTAAGTATCAGTTTTTATTCTATGTACGATTTAATCTAAACACTGAGCATAGTATGTATCAAGGATCACGGGGAAATGGTGACACATCCGAAGTTGGTGCATTGGTGAAGAATATCGGCTTACCAAAATTCACATCAGAAGTAAAAACAATGAATGCATACAATCGAGTGAATCTTGTGCAAACAAAACTCAAATATGATCCTGTGACCATCAAGTTTCATGACGATGGTGCAGACACAATTAGAAAACTCTGGTATGACTACTATAGTTTTTACTACAGGGACAGCGATTATACAGATGCATTGTACGGTGCTCCACACAAGTATCTTCCTAGAGCAACTGACCTCTGGGGATATACGCTCAGAAACAATGATGGAAAATTTGACACTCGCCTGATCAATAACATACAAATCTACAGTTTCCATCAAAAGAAGTTCAGTGAAGTAACCTTGCAAAATCCATTGATTACCTCATTCCGCCATGGAGAGCATGACATGGCTCAAGGAACTGGAGTAATGGACCAGGACATGACAGTGCAGTTTGAAACAGTTACCTATGCCAGTGGATTTTTTACAGCCGAAAATTTTGGTGCAGACATGCTGTTACACTATGACAATACACCAAGTACGCTGACTCCGAACAGTGGCGGCAGCTCAGCAGGACTTGCGCCCAACACAGAAGTTACATATGAGGATGGACAACCAGTGCAGGTAAGTCAAGCAGTTGAACGGTACACAGAAGGTGGCAGTGTTGAGGAAAATTCACAATCAGGTGCATACACATATGCAGGAGACTTTTCATATGGACCCGGTGCCCAGGGCTACATGCCCGGTACCACTAATACCGGTGCTCCTGTAAAAACCAATAACAGTGTGTTTAGCAAAGTAGCACTGGGTATTGGCTCGTCATTGATTGGTCAGGTAATCCGAGGTCGTAATCCTTTGGGTAAAATAGATGCTCCTGCAATATCAAATTTATTGTATCAGGCTGGCACTATCGCCGGCAAAGATGGCGGCAAAGAATTAATCGCCGCCGGCGGTCTTGTGAGATCCGGGCAAGCTCTTGCACGTGGAGGCATTGGTCCTGGCAACCTAGGCACTGCTATTAGCGCAATTAAAAATGCTGGTATTATTGCTGGTGGGATAACTGGAAAAAAACCAGAAGAATTACTTTCATTTAATAAAAATAGTTCTCAGGCAACTACCAATGGAGCAGCAGTTGGACAACAGATTGCTCAGTACGCACAATCACCTGTACCGGCATTTCCACCATTGTTTAATAATATAGTTGCCTATGCAAAAAATGCCGCAGAGAAGAAGAAAGCAGAAGAAGCAACAGCAGCCAAGGCCGAAACAGACAATCTGGCAGCTCGATATCCGCCCAAGAAATACAGTGATAGCGCCGCAACCATGAATGATTCAGCAGATGCAAGCCCACCAAGTAATCAAACTAGACCTGCCGGCGGATATGGGAGCTTTGCCTAATGCAAGTTGTTAATCTAGGACCAATCACCACTGGCATTAAAGATACCTCATTTAACCCGTCTGCGTATTTTAATAATCTATCATTGCCGCCAATCAACGTGGCGCAAAACACAAACGAAGCAATTCAAAGTTTCTTTGAGACTATTGCTGATAACAAAACTGCCGCACAGATTTTAGCCAGTGCAGTTATTTTTACCAGTGCCAGTCAAAATACCAATCCTATGACAATCTTGACTGAGTTTCAACGGATACCACGTGGAGAGCTAAATCAGTATCTTGTGGTGTTTTTAAATCTAAATAGAGTTGGCACCAGCCTGCTTGGACTAAACAACAATTTAAAAACTTCCAATCCAATAGCTAGAACCATTCTAGTTTAACCCAATGGCACGTCACTATGCACAAGGCAAATTTCAAGTAAGCCATCCTGAAAAGTATATAGGCAAAGGACAACCTACCTATAGGTCAGGATGGGAATTTGTGTTTATGCAATTCTGTGACAATAATCCTAGTATCTTGCAGTGGGCAAGTGAGCCGATAAACATTCCGTATCGCAATCCATTTACCAACAAACAAACAATCTATATTCCAGACTTCCTGATTATCTATATGGATAAAAACGGACAAAAGCATGCAGAAGTGATCGAAGTAAAACCTAGCACCGAAACCACACTGGAAAGTGCTCGCAGTACCCGTGACAGGGCATACGTAGCACTGAATACTGCCAAGTGGCAAGCAGCCTCTGTTTGGTGCGCACAACAGGGTATGAAATTTCGAGTGGTTACCGAAAATCAAATATTCCACAAAGGCAAGCCACGGTAAATACGTGCATGACCAAAAAATTAGAAGCCTTATTCGATCTGCCGGATCCTGACTCATATAAAGACGGAGATCCTGTGCCTGAGTTTGAAGAACACAGAGAAACAATACTTGCTATAGACAGTGCTATAGACAAGATTGATGCGGCACTGCCCACAGTGCGGGATCTTGAAACAGCCGACACTGAAATGGACGAGCTTGCCAAATTGGCCAAAGACAAGTTTGACGATCTAATGGATCTAGGCATGAATGTAGAGCCACGCTATGCAGGAGTTATATTCCAAACAGCAGGTGTGCTACTGGGCCATGCAATAACTGCCAAACAAGCCAAACTAGACAAAAAGCTACGCATGGTTGATCTACAGCTGAAGAAAGCTAGGCTTGATCAAACAGCGGCCAAAAACGGTGATACCCCGGCAGCAATAGAGGGACAGGGCGTGGTGCTAGACCGCAATGCCCTGTTAGCGCAGATACTTGGCCACAAAGACACAGACAGCCAAAAGACCAAATAAGCATAAATAGACAATATAGGATCCTGCAATGAAAACTTTTAAAGATTACCTTACCGAAAGCAAAAGAACGTATGCTTTCCGTATCAAGATAGCAGACTACGAACTAGATGGCGACACCTTAGACAGGATTGAGCAAGGACTATCTGCATTCCAATTAGCAGACATTACCAAGCCAAAAAGTCTGCCCATTTCTCGCTGCCAAGAATTCCACAAGCTAGGCCCAATTGGTCGACAGGTGTTTGATGTCGAGACCAACTACCCAGCCAACCCACCGCAGATACAACAGGCTATTTGCAGCGCCACTGGATTTCCACAGTCACATGTGTACATAACCACACCTGGTCATGATGGTGTAGAAGAAACAATTGAAACTGACTCAGAAAAACAAGCACTGCTAAACACTCCTGAGATGAGTGATGCGGACAGCGATGCTCAGAATCATGTTGGCCTGAAGCGTGTTGAAAGTCTGCTGAAAGAACTAGGCAAAGAAAAACGCCAAGAGCAAGTCAAAGGCACAAACGATGCAATCTTGGCCAAAACTGTTCCCACAGAAAAAGCCGCCAAGACATCAGACCAAGCACCACAGAACAACAAGAGTGTTCTAAAACCTAACACCACCCCAAGAGGAAAGTAAGATGAGCAAACACAACAACATTTATAACATACTAGGCAAACTGTCTGCACTGGAGCCTAAACCTGAACCTGCCAAGAGCATTCTCAATGAGTTAGCAACACCATCTAAGAGTGATTTTGCTCGCCATCTCAATGAACGTTACCTTGCTGAAAAAGACAAAGGCATGAGCCGCGCCGCCAAAGGCTATGAGAAGTACGGCAAACAGGGCATGGAAGCCCTGGCCAAGGCAGGCAAAGCCGGCAAAGATCTTGATCCTATTAGAAAAAAATATGACAAGTATGATAACACAGAAGTTGAAGAAGGTTGGAAAGGCGCCCTGGCTGGTGGTATTGCTGGCGCAGGACTAGGCAGTGTGGTACCAGGACTGGGCACAGTGGCTGGNGGTATTGCTGGTGCTTATGCAGGACACAAAATTGGTGACCAGGGAATCAGTGACCCTGATTCAGCTCCTTCGCGCACCGCTTCACCACAAAGAAACGCACCAATCAAAATGACTGCGGCCGACAGACTTGCGATGCCCAGTGGCCCTCGCAAAGCATCATTCCAAAAGACAGTTGCTGATGTAGATGAAGACATGCTGAGTCCCAAGCAAAAGAAAATTGCAGGACTACGTCCACCACCAGGCAAGATTGATGCCAACGACCTGGCCGCACTACGTGCCGGCAAAACCAAAGAAAAAGAAGGCAACGANTTNTCGGGCGAATTGGCCAAAGCCAAAGCACAGCACAAAGACAGCTTTAGTGTAGATGGCAAAGAATATCCTGTGAAAGAAGATAGTCATGATCCAGCTAATCGTGGCGAATATGATCGCGAAGGCGAGATGGCTGACCAAGATCTTGAAACAGCACAAGACGCCGCACAAGAACTACGCAGTATTCTTGATGCAGATGAGAATCTGCCAGAGTGGGTACAAGCCAAGATTACTAAAGCAGTTGACTATCTAGACACTGCACGTGACTACATGCAGAGCAAAGACAGTGAAGCAGTAACAGAAGGCGTAGCAAAACAAGCATTTGTTATACTAGACACATCATTGATTGATCAAATATCACCAATGGATGGTACTGAAGTTGATCCAGACAATGATGTTGTATGGAGTACTAATCCAAATGTTACTGCAAAATTGATGGCATTTGCTAGAAAAAATCCACAGCGATTAAAAGTATCATCGAGTATGTCAGGTGATAACACCGGTGCAAGACCAGCTGGTAATCAATGGAGCCAAGACTCAAGTCCTGATCTTCAAGAAGGCTGGGACGATATGATGAAGTCTGTTAAAGACCGCGCCGAACAAGGCACAGGTAAGTTTGACAAACAAACAACATCCACTGGCACACGTTACACACGCAAGGCAGATACATTTGCTGATGCTGGCGATGACGGTGAAACCAAAGCCAGTGACGGTCCTAAGAAAAAAGGACGTCCTAAGAAAAACACAGGTCCAGAGCGTGTGACAGCCAAGGCATACAAGCACAAAGGTGGTCGTGTTAGCGAAAGTGTCAAGCTAGATACCTTTGTTGAAGATACATTGGCTGAGATGGATGCTATGCTGACAACAACAAAATCTGTTGCGCAACCGCAGAAGTTCATGGGCATGGTATCTGAGAGCATTCTACTAGAAAACACACTGCAAGCAATCGAACATCGCTATGGTAAAGAAGTGCGTGAGTTTATGGAAACAGGTGAGCTAGACGATGATCTGTATCATGCGCTCTACGACTATTACTTTGATGACATGCCGTATGGTGTGAAGAAAGCACGTGATGGAGATCCGTACGAGTGGATCGGTGATCGTTTCTTTGATGAAATGGGCGGCGCCGGCTATCTGAATAGAAAAGACAATTCCAATGGAATTGAAGAGTCTGGTGCATTACATCCCGGGCAGGTTGTTTACTATCGTGGAGAGCGTGGAGAGATTGATCGTATTGAAGGCAACAAGTGCTTTGTGCATGTTGGCGATGGTGATATGGATGTATGGCCTACTAACAGTTGCTCCACAGACAAACAAAGTTTCATGAGCACAATGAAAAATGATATCAAAGACATTGGTCACGGTATGAAAGGCTTCCTAACCGGTGGCTCCGAAACACGTGAACTAGATGAGCTTGCTAGATTAGCAGGACTTGGACAACAGAAACTAGGTGAAGCATCATGCAACATGACTGCCGAAGGCGAGATGTGTGCCAAGCATGGCTTTGCAGAATGCTGGAGCAGTAGCATGTATGAAAGCAAAGGCGAGAAACCTGACTTCTTGGACATGGACAAAGATGGCGACAAAGAAGAATCAATGAAAAAAGCCACGGACGACAAGAAAAAGCCAGCGGCCTCTAATGCTTACACACAGACATCTGGCTACCCGTCGTTCAAGAAAAAGAATCCTTTTGGTAACAAAAAAGATCTTGAGGAATGTGGCATGCCAGGTAGCATGAGCCCAATGGGTAGCATGGCACCTGAAGCAGAGTCAGGAATGAGTATCAATTCGAGTATGGATACCAAGACTGGTCGCAAAACTCTAAGCGTTACAGCTGATGGAGCAGCCGCAGAGCAGTTGGCACAGATGCTAAAAATGGCAGGCATGGCTGGCGGTCATTCACATGAAGTAGAACCAGAACATCACAAAGCTGTGATAATTCGTCCAATTGGACAAGATATGGAACAGCCAGTGGAAGAAGAATATGCCAATGAGCCAAACGAGCAGTATGTTAGTAACGATGCACTCATGAATCAAGGACAAGATCTGAATCGTAAAAAGAAACAGTATGCTGGCATGCCTAAAGCAGGTGACAATCCAATGGCAACTGAAGATGCTGTTCGCCTGGAAGGTAAATTAGCAAGACTTTACGATAGTATCAAAGTAAGGAACTGATATGAAATCTCTCAGAGACTACCTAGCCGAAGCAGAGTATAGCGCAGACAACCCTGTGCCAGGCGACTATTTTGACATTGAAATAGACACCGATACACTGATAGAAACAGTAGTCACAGAGATTCAAGCGGACGGTAGCATTATCATTGACCTAGATGAGCATGCTGAAGAAATCATGACCAAAGCTGGTTATATGTTTGAAAATTCAAACATGTATGCGTCCAATGATAGTACCAGCCCGATCAATGGAGACGAAGGGGTACTAAGTCCCATACACGGAAATGCATTTGCTCCTTATCATAGAAAGCATGACCCTCGTGAATGGTTCAGAAAAGACATTGACCATGAAGAGGACGAAGAAAAAATTAACGAGGCTAAGTATCACGGCCGTGAAGTGCCATTGGGTAAGAAAATGGCAGGTGATGTAAAAAAATCTAAAGTTTATGTACGCAAACCCAACGGCAACATTGTTAAGGTTAACTTTGGTGATAAGACCATGCGTATTAAAAAATCAAATCCTAAACGCCGTAAGAGCTTTCGTGCTCGCCACAACTGCGCTAATCCAGGACCTCGCCATAAGGCCCGTTACTGGTCGTGTCGTAGCTGGTAACATTTAACCTGAAAGAATTCAATGAAGAAGTTATTATCGATACTGGCAATCACACTATTTGCAACCACAGCACAAGCCTGGGAACAATGGCCACC